TTAAGCTGTTGTAATACAATTGATTGCGATATTTCGTTTGCCATTGTTATAGCGTTTTCTACATCAGCTAACATAACCTCTAGTGATTCTTTTTCCTCCTCTTCATCTTCTTCTTTTTTTGCTTGTTCTTCTTCTATTAGTTTTTTGTCTGTTTCAGCTTGTGCTATAGCTACTGACTCATCTTGCAACGCATCGTACTCAGGAATTTTAGGCAATGGAGGTGGTTTAGGTTTTTTATAACCGGGGCAATTAGGATCGCTCTGAGGATCAAAGCAGGGATCAAACCTATAGATATATCTAACATCAGCATTTTCTATACTTCCTGTGCCTTCTTGCTTTAGCCTACCATCGCCAAATACTGCAATAGGAGTGTATGGCAAAGCAATAGTTCTTCTTACCTCAATACCACCTTCTCGTTGTGACCAATCTTGTTTGTCTTGAAACACATAACCACCACCTACTTTGTCATTCTCAAGAGTAACAACGTAATCATCTTCTTTGTTTTTTATTGGTGTGTATTTGTAAGTGACACCTGATACATCCATACCACCAATACCATTAGCACCAAGATAAGTAGGAGTCATTGTCCATTCTAAGCCACTAATAGCTACGTTAGGTGTGTAGCCAAAACTGTAAGCAGTTACGCTAGAAGAACAAAAAAGCAGAAGCAATAGCGCCCATGATCTTAATAACATCATCTCTTTTCTCCTCCGTAGTTTTTTGCAAGTCTATGCTAGGAACAGGAATTTCATCGCTATGCACCTCCCATGCTGCAGTAGCCTCTGAGCCTATTAAACCCATATAGGGGCAGGGAGTCCCGGCCATAGCCATACTGCGATGCACTTCACCCGAAGGATCAGCGCACAAAAGGCTTACTGCGGCAACCTTCATACCAAAATCATACAATGTCTTAGCCATTTTCAGTCTTATACAATTTTCTTCAGTATATGTAGCACCTAGACTTAATGAAAATATTTGTGTACCCATAGCACCACTAGATGAGATCGTACATAAATCTGAATTTGTGCCACCTACGTTTGGTGATATGGCGCTTGGTGGTGGTGAGTAAACTGTAGTTTCGTTTTCTGACTTTGTAGTCACCGTAGATGTCGTATTTTGCGTTATTGAGCTTTCGTCAACTGCAAGTACAGGAAACACAAAAACTATTAAAAATAAGGCTAATTTTGTTTTCATATTCATAGTTTAACCTAGTATGCCCAGCTTACAAAAGAATGACGAACACCTTTTGTAACTAAAGTTACTTCATGTGTGTATATAAACAATGATGGAAACATCAATATATCTCCTGTTTTCAAGTCAATTTTTTTATCTCGCAACATAAAATTACCACCTTCATAGTCATCATTAAATACACCTACTATGCTTAAAACTGGTATTCCTTCCCAATTTTTAAACAGAGAGCTGATGTGATCTTGATGTTTTGCCATACCTTGACCTTTTGAGTATCTATTTAAACGTGGAGTTGAATATTGACCTATCGGTACAGCTTGTACTTTCATTTCAGGTGTCTGAAATTTAGACTGATAGTTATTTATAGCTTGAAAAACATAAGGACTTAGTAATTCGTGCAATTCGCCTTGTATATCAAGCACATCTAATTCTTCATTTTCTCTTGAAAAAAACTCATCAGGTTTGTCGTGTTGTGTCCATACGTGTTTTTCCCACTTGTGCTTTGTAATTTTTTCTATGTATTCTTCACAAAATGCTTTTGGCATAAAGTTATCTGTAACAACATAATCGTCTACATTGTCAAAATTAATCATCCGTTTGTTTTCCAAAATATATCAGCGTTGTATTTGTCAATTTCATGTGGTGTCAAATAATCTAATAAATTTGTTTCTGATGGATTTAAAGTGCCTTTTATATCATGTAAGTTCTTAAAATGATGGTTACCTTCTTGTTCAAAAACTTCAATGTTTTTAAGATCGTGCTTATACGGTTCAATTTCTAAAAACTTGTAAATGTTTTTTAATGTTTTTTCTGTATTGTTACAAATGTCGTTGTATTCAACAATATGTATACACTCAGTAAAATAGCTATCAAAAAAAGTTTCTTTTAAACGATCATATACTACCCCATACATTTCACCGTTTAAAGATTTGTGATGCACAAAAAGTTCATCATTCGCTTCAAATACTTTCATAAACGACACAACAATTTCTGCTATATCTCTTACTGTACAGATAATTTTTGGTTTGACTCCATATATTTCTTTGTACATTTTTATGTTTGGGATGCTGTGCCATATACGTCTTTTGTCTATAACTATGTTTTTTTCTGTTAAATTTTCAAACCATATGTTGCCTACGTTTCTGAGGTACTCATGTTTCATTCTTTTTATAGCTTGTGTGTCTAAGCATGGTATTTCTTTTTCGTCATACCATAATGAATAATTTCGCCATAACAATTCGACAAAAGACGATGTTGTAGACACATACATTTCAGGGTTTTGATTTAATATAGCGCCTAATACTGTTGTTCCAGTTCTTGGCAAACCTGCTAATAAATGTAGTTTATTCATCTAAGCACTTTGGTAATTAGTATTAAAAGATAAAATTGTTTTACGCTTTGATCCGTTAGGTTTCGATCTGTGTAACAAAAACGCAGGCATGGTTAATATTTCACCTTCTTCTGCTTCGTACTCAATTAATTTACCATTGAGTCCACAAATTTCTGTCTTGTATTTTGTGTCAGGCAACTCAAGAAAATAAATATTAGTAAACTGTGTTCTTGAATGGTTATGCCACGTATGTTCTGAATTTTCACTATATTGTTGAAACCATGCATCATCTCTATTAACTGAAAAATTACCAAACATATTCATGTGCATTGTTGTGCCAATATTAGCTAACAATTCTACTAACTCTTTGTGTTCAAAAAAATCGTCTTTAAATAATTTTTCTGTATTATTAAAATGATAATCTGAGTAAACACGGTTATCATTGTTTTTTGAAGCATATTTCGTAGGCAATATGCAATTTTTTTTCAGCTTGTATTTTTCTATTCTATCTAACAAAATTTCTTTTTGTTTTTCATGTGTTGTCAGTTTATTCAGCAATATCATATCTTTCCTCCTTTATAAGATTTAATGCATTGAGCTGAGTAGGATCACCTAATTGACCTTGACACCAAGTGTTAAAAGATAATGAAATTCTTGTTGTTTCTTGATCTTTTGGTAATGTTTCAACGCAATGTTGTAAAGCGCTAGGAAATAAATACAACTGACCTACCTTTACAGGGTATTTCCACGTCACAGAGTTGTATCTATTAAATGAAACTGGATGTATTAACAATGGTAACTGTGTACCTGCTGTTTCGTCATAATTGCGAAACGTAATATTATCGTTTTCTTCAACTTGTGGATAAAAAACACCTGATACTATAGAATTTTGGTGTTTATGTAATTGATGATATTCGCCACCTTTTGTGTAGTTTGCCCAAGATTGTGTTATATAGAATTGTATTTGTTCTTGATCAGGCGCTATAGTTTGCTCTAGATATTCATCTAAACATTGTTTAAAAAATTTGTACAGATTATTTAGTTTTTTATTCTGTAATATAAAACTATCAACTGTCGTATCGTTAGATTTGTTTGATCTACGTTCTAAGTTTTTGATGAAGTTTAATTCATCATCTGTAATTTTTAATGTTCTTTCATATATGCCTATAGGTATAGGAAATAAATGATCTATCATGCAATCCTCCTTTTGCGTGTATTACATTATTTAGACAGGATCATCGTCTGTATATACTAAAGTAATATCTCCTGTCTTATACTCAGTTTCAGCAGGTGGTAGTGGTCTATCATCCATTGAAACACCATCGTTAGCTATATACGTTTTACCATCTGAATGCCTAAATCCTTCGCTTTCTTCTCGCTCTACTGTATCAGACGGTGTGCAATTAGCTGTTAACCAATTAGTAAGATTAGTGTTGTAAGTATTCCAATCTGCTTGAGTTATTAGTTTTGCACAAGCCTTAACTACAGCAGTACCTTTTTCTGTTTGCACTAGTTTCATCGTAACGGTGCTGTAATCAATTACACCATCACCATCTGCATCTCTTTCTATTGCTTTGTAATGTAATGGTGTAGATGATGATGCTCCACCACCATGTGTAACCTCTGCGCCACTAACTATTTCTAAATAGTGTACGCAGTATATTAAAGTTCCATCATAATCAAATGTTACTTCTATAGTATCGTCAGGAGTAAATTGACCTCCTTCAGTTCTTCTTGCTGTCAATGTTGCCATGTTTTACTCCTATGATATTTGTCCTGTATTTCCTGATAGTGCTGAACCTGCTGATCCTGACGCTGTTCCTGTTGAACCCGCAGCTCCACCTGCTGATGCTGATGTAGGTGTATATGGACCGGCTGATAATGGGTTACCCGCTTGTCCGTTCTGACCTGCTTGCCCTATATCTCCACCATCACCACCAACACCACCTATTGCTTGACCAGGGTTGTAAGGTTGTCCACCTTCACCACCTGTTGTTGATCCACCATTATCGCCTCGCATTGCACTATGCCAATGCATTCCATATGCTGGGCCGCCTGTACCACCATTTGCGCCGCCACCTCCTCCTGCGCCGGTACCAAACCTGTGTGGTGTTGCAAAAGCTGAGCCGCCACCTCCGCCGCCACCTCCATTTCCAACAAAGGTAGCTGTGCCAGCAGCTCCACCAGTTCTAGTTCCCGCTGTATCAAAAATTACAGAAAGATTATTATCGCCAGTTTGCGAATGTTCAAATGCTACACCACCATTATTAGATGATGAAGCTGATCCTGAATGTCCTTGACCTGCTGAACCCGGTGGAAATTGACCACCCTGATTTGGATGATTTGTGCCACCACCTCCGTTGCCACCTCCACTAGAAGGATTGGTTGTTGTATTAGCGCCTGCAGCTCCTACAATAGAGCCATTGTTAGTAATATTAATTGTTACACCATTAGACCAACCTGTGTCAGTTTTCATAGCCGGTGTGCTTGTTGATGTCGATCCAACTGTTACACCACTATTAATAGTTAATATAACTGGTGTACTAGTATCACCACCTGCCGCAACTGCTGCAGTTTTAATGTTATAGTCATTGGTATTACTAGATATAGTTAATACAGTAGCCGCTACTGTGCCATAAAATGATCCGATGTTTATCTGACCTGATGTTGCAACACCTGGATTTGCACCCGCTGGTACAAGTCCACCACCACCATAGTATTCACTTAGTGCATGAGGTGCTGAACCACCAAACTCAGCAACAATGTCACCTTGTATTGATAAATTTGCGCCTGATGATTTAACTGCCATTATTTTTTCTCCAGTTTTTCTACTTTCGCAGTTAACTCCTTTATTGCTTCAATCAATATTGAAGTTAATGCACCATAGTTTACACCTAAACTTGTTTTTTCAGCACCAAACTGAGGTGGAATAACTTTTACTGCTTCAGGTAATACTCTTTTTACATCTTCAGCAATAACACCTGCGCTTTCTCTGTTGTCATGGTTATATTTAAAACTAACACCTTTAAGAGCCTGTAGTTTTTCTAGTGCATTATCAATAATGTTTACATCATGCTTTAATGCAATACTTGATGCTGTAGTGCTTGAGTAAGCAATCACATCACCATCAACGTGTAGATCACCATCAGCTTCTAATCGCATTTCGTTATTGCCATTCACATAAAAGTCCATTTGAGTGTCAGCAGTAAATTGAATGTAATCACCTGCATCAGCGCCTATTTTGTTTGAACCTAACAACAAATCACCTGTCATAGTGCCACCTGCTAATGCTAGTTTTGCATCTAGTTGTGTTTGTATTGCGCTTGTAACACCATCTACATAATTAAGTTCTGCTGTAGTAGCTGTAACTCCATCTAATAAATTTAGTTCAGCTGCTGTTGACGTAACACCGTCAAGAATATTTAACTCTGCCGCAGTAGATGTAACACCATCAAGAATGTTAAGTTCTGCTCCAGTTGAGGTAATTGCTGTACCACCTACTTTCCATTGACTTGCTGTTAGATTTGGTTTAATTGCTGTTGTGCCATCTAACAGATCATCAAGTGAATCTAAGTTAGTGTTTAGTTTTGTTCCCCAAGTATCAGCAGAAGCTCCCACTTCAGGCTTTGTCAAAGAGAACGTAGTAGTAGTTGTATCTGCCATTTCTTATCTCCTAAAAAGTTCCTTGCCATACTCGGAATTTGTCAAACTCACCACTAAGAATGTTTTTTCTGACAACTTCTTTTCTCGCTTCTATATCATCCCATTGTACTCCTGCATCCTTGCACCATTGAGCCATGATGTGTAAAGGTATAGAGCCTACAAGACGATTCTCACCAGTTAAACCCACCTTTGCCTGTCTTAAATCATTTGCTCTGTCTAGGCTAGGTGCATTATCAAATGTACGTGCAATCTCTATCTTATCTTCTTTTTGATTGTATTGTACTTGTTCTTTTACTTTCATATTATCTCAAATTTGGTGTGGGAAACTTAGCTCAAATCTCCCACGTTAAGTGTGGGGAGATTAAGGAGGACTCCCCACACCTAATATTCTACCTCATTATGAAGTAGTACAGTCAGCAACTAAACCTGAAGCCTTCTCGTTTTTAGAGATAAGCGTAAGTTCAGTCAATACTTGACGTGTTGTATTATCACCAGTCTTGGCTAGTTCAGTATTCTTAGTTGGTCTAAGAATTCCACATGCCCACATATCAGACTGCATAATCCACACATCACGTGATCTGTTCTCACGAGAAGGAACAAAGTCAACTGTTCCCCACGGAGTAACATACACGTCTACTGCGTTTACAACTGCGTTAGTACCACCAACTGCTGCACCAATTGTAGAGCGTTGGTTGTTCATACCAGTAAATCCTAGTGCCTTGTTCATTTGGAACGCACTTAGATATACAGTATCAGGCTTACCACCTTCTTCCCAAATAGACTGCATAACACTATCAAAGTCTGCTTGTGCAAAAACAGTAGCTGTACCATCAGTACGAGCTGTTGCACCCGGTACTGAGCCAGTTGGGTTTGCACCACCTGATCCACCGATGTTTGCAACATTAGTTGTGACGTAAGCACCACAACCTGCTAGTTCACGAGCAGTTGTCGCATTACCTGCGACATAAGCGTTGTTATCAAACAATGCCTTCTCGATGTCTAGCTTTTGCTCTTTAGCTATCTTCAGCACCTGGTATGCCATCTCAGCAGAACGCCCGGCCTTATCAAGACCTTCGTCTGTATCAGGTATCACGGTTGCGTTCTTGAAGATTTGTGTATAATTTCCCAGCCTGACGGTGGCAGTTCTTGCCTCGGCAGTTGTTGCATCACCTTCAATGTGTGCATTAGCAGCCGAACTTCTTAATGAGTCGGTCTGCCATTCGTGGTAAGTGTTACTTGCTTTTACTTTTTTCAGCGATGAGTAAAAAGGAGTTTCTTCAGGTGAGATGTCATAAATGACGTTCTCTAAGTCCTCACGAATACCTTTTGCATCATAACTGTCAAATGTATTACTTGGTTGTGCCATAATAATTCTCCATTATGAATTTAAAATTAATCCAAGTGCATCATCAATGCTACCTGAATCCCTAAGTTTTGCCTTTTGGCGAGAACGTATTTTAGCTTGACTAGTTGGTTGTTTCTTAGCGCCCGGTTTCATCATGGGTTTCGCTGACTTTAACTTTTGTTTAGCCTTTGATTTACCCTTTAATGTAGCCTGATACCTTGAAGCATCGTATAGCACTTCTATCGCTCTTGCATCTGTAATCTGCGAAATTTCCTCAGTAGTATAACCATAATGAGTAGTTCCGTACTGTACAAGTTCTTCCTTGAGTGCAGTTGCTCGTTTAGAGTCTGCAAACTCAGGAATTTTACGTTGTAATACTTGCATTTGTTCTTGTAGATACGCTTGTTTTGCATTTGCTTCAGCTTCACTTGATTTCTGTGATACTTCATGCAATTGCGCCATTTGTGCATCATACTGCGCTTTCTGTTCTTCATACTCCATGTTTTGTTTCATGTACCCGATAGGATCGGCATCAAACAATTCTTTTGTAGGTTTCACAGGTGGCGCTGAAATATTACCATTCTGTAACGATTGATACAACTCAGCTAGTTGCTGACGTTCATTAGTCAAGGCTTCAAAAACTGCTACAGCTTCTTTCTTTTGCGTTGCAGCATCTTGCATACCTTGTTGGACATACTTCTGCCCACTATAGCCTTGCTTTAAGTCATCTAAGGTTACCTGTTCTTCTTGACCATTAACTTTAACAGTATAAAGACTAGGTTCTTCTTGACTTGCATCATCTAGGTGGTTTTCGTCATCCGATTCTGAAGCATAGATTTCTTCATCTTCTACTTCTTCTTCCGATTCAACTTCTTCTTCAATATCAGAGTCAGCAGTATCTTCAACTTCTTCAGTTGCTTCTTCTGTTATCTGTTCTTCTTCAATTACAGCTTCAGTTGTTTCTTCTTGTACTGGCTCTAGAATGCTATTTAAAGCACTATCTACGTCAGTTACTTTAGGTTCAGTCGTTTCACTCACGGTGCTGATTCTCCCTTAGTTAGTTTATGATTGTACATTACCTCATCCGTTTCTACGGAGTCGAAATAATCCTCAATCTTTCTAAGCGCACAAATTATATTGTGTGCTTCCTCTCGCTGATCCGTTGTCGAATCTGCATTTACAAACACAGCTACTTGCTGTTCTGTAATCTCTTTTAAAGCTAATTGAAACGTGTCATCAGCTTTTAATGTTCTCATTTTAGCGCTTTTTTCAACTATTGATAAGTTGTTTGCCACTAGAATCTACCTCCTGTAACAGCTTCAGCTGGTGATTGCTGTGGGTATCTTTCTTTCTGTTGTTGACCTTTTATAGTTTCAACATCTACCTTAGTACCGTATTCACCAAGTATCTCAGCCGCCTTAATTAATAAATCCTGATCCATCTTATCACGCTCTCTGTCATCAACTGAGATAGCTTTCTGTGCGTCTATCTGAGCTTTTAACATATCCATTTCAGCCTTCTTATCAGCTTTGTATTGTTCTGCTTGTACCACAGCTTCTGCTTCTGTTAGTTGCTGTTCAGCTTGTGCTTGTTGTTCAGTCTGTTGTTGCATTAGTTGTGCTTCTGTTTCAGGTGTCATTGGATTAAAGTAACGATCTACATTCTTAATACCTGCAATGCCTAACATATCTCCAAGCGTGTTTCTTATACCTGTCATTGTCACTAAACCGTTCTGAGCGCCATACGTTGTCCATATTTGCATTTGCATTGTAAGTGCTTGATTCAAAGCTGCTACTCTTGACTCCTCTCGACCTGTACCTAAACCTACATTAACAGTCATATCCATTGATGTATTCCAAGATCGTGGATCAACTGGCACAAAATCACCGTGTAAGCGCATAAGCGTTTCTTCACAGCTATTTTCTACTAGTAGCTTTAGCATTAGTTGGAATAATCTTTTCATGCCACCTTCGGCAATATTTCGAGCCATAACTTCAATTTGCGCTGAACCTTGTTGTGCTTGTAGACGAGCTGCTGTCGCTGATGTATTTTGTAATGCATCCGGGTCTAAACCCATTGAAGCTCGGCTAACTCCAGTTTTAGCTTCAACAGCATCGTCTAGGTATTGCATCGCAGTCAAAACCTGACCTGCGACAAAGGGTGTTGCTATATCAACAAGTGCTTGAGGAGATTTCATACGCACTAGTCCACCGATCTCATTGTTCATTAAATCGTCTACATTAACTTGACCTTGTACATAACCTTGTCTTGGTGAGTTTGTTAGCGCTACGTTGTCCATCATGCCACGCATCATAGCTGTAGCAGAGTCTTGATCATTCATAACTAAGTCTGCGACACTACGACCAAAGAATGTGTGTGGTTCAGGATCAACTTCAAATACTGCGAATGGCACATCTCCATATGGCTCACACTCTAATAGTTTGTTATCACCACCAGCCATTAGTATTCTGTACATTGACGCTACACCTGTGCCTTCCTTATCCATCTTCATGTAGGCTTCTGTAACAGCAACTTTTTTCATGCTGATGTCCATTGTTGATTGTTCTTCGTCTTGCTCGTAACCTTTACGCTCAAACGCTTCTGTATCTGTGTAGGAATCATCTGATGACAGACCTGATAATTCACTTACTTCTTCAAAGTCATAACCCATCTGTACAAGATCACCTACTCTCATTTCTGATCTGTGTGCAACGACATATGCATCGTCTATTGATCTAGCGTTACGATCTACTAAAAATTCTTCGGGTGGTACAGCTTCTACGCATAGCTTTCCGTTTTCTTTCTTATAGCTTACTTTAAGTGTGTATTCAGGCATTTCCATTTCCATGCCATCCTCACCCATTTCCATAGCCATTTCCATAGATTGTTCTATAACTGTAGCGTTAGGTTCATTAACAATAGCTAACATTTCTTCTTCTGTGACGTTACTAAAGCTAAAAAATTCTTCTTCTGTGTTATCCTCCCACCACACCTTTAATACACCTGTCTTTTTAACTAATGCATCGTGTATAGCGTCATTAAGAAGCGTGTAACCGTTTAACTCACCAAACTTATAGTTACAGTACCTTGTAGCTTGTTCTGCGCTTTTAACATCTTGTTGGCTTGTAGGTATAAATTCAACTGGATGCTCTGAAGATAGAAATACACGCATTAAGCTAGGTTTAATTGCTCTAATAGTATCACGAACCTTTGTAGATACTATTTTTGATCTTCCATCTTCCTGACCAATGTCTACTTCACCTTCAAAGTAGCGTTGTGACTTAATACGATCTTCAGCTATTTCACTTTCAACAAAATTGATTGCACTTTGTACAGCTTCATGTGCTATTTTCTGTACATCATCTTCACTCATTGCTTTTAATTCTGTATGTGCCATTGTATCCTCTATTAATTTTGTTGCATTAAGTTACCTATACTATCACTAACTGCGCTACCAACATAATCCATCAAACCACTACTGCTTAACAAATCTTCTTGTACTTGATCACCACCTAATTTGGCAGTACCTGAAGCGGCTGTTCTTGATGCACCATATATTGCTGAGTCTAATATTTTCACAAATAATGGTAGTTTAGATTCATCAACTAATGCCTGTTGTAATAGTTTAAAGTCTTTTGTTGTTACTAGTTCAGCAATATCTTGAGCGTCTTTAGCGTTTATGTTAGGCGCTCTGTTTGAAATCATGTTTTTAACAACAGTTATTCCTGAAGCTATATCTGTAGGATTCTGTTTAAATCTTGCTAATGCTGCGGCTTGTGTCATTTGATCAATAGCTGTTTGCTCCCTAGATGTAGTTGTGCCACCAATAATTGAGTTTTTTGTATCAACTGCATCGCCCGCAACTCTTGCTCTAGCAATGAGATCGTCTGCTTGACCTTCAGGAAATACAAGTTGCACAATTTTATTAAATGCTTTAGTTTCATCTGCTGTGCTTTTGATTGTTTGTGGTGTTTGTGATCTAAACTTATACGTAGACATAAATCCTTGACGTAACGCATCCATTGCACCCGGTGTTTTTTCAAATTTTTTAATTTCTAATGCTACTTTTTCAGGGTTTTGACCTAATAGCGTTTCGCCATATAAAAATGCATCTCTACCAACTCTTGTTTGTTTAGCCTGTTCTCTTACAAATTTAAGGTCAGGACTAAAGTCATCAATTTGTTTTTTCAGGTCTTTAACTGCTTGATCCATATTAGATAAAAGTGTTTTATTCACGTTCATTCTAGGTGTGTCACGCAAGGCTCTGTACACTATTTCTGCATCTTCTAATGATGGTGACCTAATAATTTTTAACGCTCCGTTTTTGCCAATTTCATAAAATGGTACTAGATTGCCCGGTGTTGATCTGTAAATAGCATTAAGTTCATCAAACATTTGTGGAAACATTTGCATTGTGCCTTCAAGATTTTTAGCTAAACTTGGTGGCAGTTGTGGGTTTATATCTTTAAATAATGTTTTATACAGTTTAGACTCATTTTCACGTAATGCATCATCTGACAATCTGTATAACTCTTGTACGTTCACTTCAGACTTTGTTCTGTTCACATTCATTTGCATTTGATCTAGCAAATCTTTTCTAGTGTCAATTGGTCTGCGTTTTGCAACATCAGTAATAGTTTGACCTGCGTCACCTAAAGTTCCTGTAAGAGCTTTTATCGCGGCTCGTAGTGTTGCATTATCAATAACAAGTTTGCCTTGTTTAACTTGATCAATAACCTGTTGAGCTGTTAAACCTGTCTTATCAATTAGCATTTGCATTTGTTCTCTAACAACTGGCGAATATTTCTTTCCTATTTCTGTAGATAACAATCTTGACATGCCTTCTGACGCAAGTTGACCTCCACCTTGTATAACTGTACCAAGTGTGGCACCAGCTACATAACCACCCAGTGCGTTTTTTGAGTCCTCTACTATTCCTTCTTCACCTGTTCCAACAGAATACGCTGCACCTTGCTTACCTGATAGATGTGCTACTTCCCCTATACTTTTACGACCAGCTAATTTAGTTCCTAATTGTGTGATAGTTTGCATAGCTTTTGCCCAACCTGCTGGGCCGCCAAATAAACTAGCAACAGTAGGTACAACTGCACCTGCTATCTCTATAGCTAGTGATTCACCCGGTTTTGCTTCTTGGTACTGACTTACTTTTGTTCTAATTTCATCTCTAGCTTGTTCATAAGTAACGTCTTTATTTAATAATGCTTTACCAAACGCTTCTAACTCATCTGCAAAACCAAAGGTTAAGCCTTGTGCTAATGCTCTCATTTTTTGATCTTCAACTTCAGCTTGTACCTCATTGAGTGTAACCTGATCTATTTTTGGTGATAAGGCTGTAATTTCTTCAATTGCTTCTTCACTAAATCCGACACCATCAGGGTTTTCTGCTTTTTGTTGTGCTTGGTTTAATGTAGCTTGTATTTTGTTTTTAAAATCACTCATTACATAAATCCTTTTCTTTGATCTAAGTTAAATGTATTCCATAACATTCTTCCAGTAAAGCCATCAGCATAATTACCTTCTGCAATTATTTCTTCTAAATCTTGTTGCTGACTTTTAGAAAGATTATGGTATCTATGATCATCATGTTCTTTAGCTCTTTCAGTAGTCTTTTTCATCCAGTCTGTATATGTCATGTTTGGATCAAACTGAATTTCATCTACACGGTCATACATGACTCTAGCTAATTTCTGTTTAGCAATAATCATTTCATCAATGTAATCTACTAATTCTTGTTCAGGCAACATTAAGTCTAAGTTTGTAGCCATTGCCATCGCCATTTCACGCTCTGATAATGCACCAAATGTAGCCATGTTTATTACACTAATACCCATTACATTAGCTACTCTACGTAAAAGAGCTGTCTGTTCATTCATTGCTGGTAAGAAGTTTGTAACAAGCCATCCTGTTTGCGCTCGATCTTCTTCTCTCAGCTTTCTAACACCGTTCTCGTCTGTGTAGACTAACTGATCAAGCGCTATCTTATAGTTATAGACATCAGCTTCTAAGGCTTGACCTTGTTGGAATGCATCTCTTGCCACCTCTTGCACTCTTGATTTGTCTGCTTCTAAGAATTTAGCTTGTGCTTCTGTCTTTCTTAATTCTTCTTCTGTAGGTAACACATTTCCTGTATAAACAATTGATACTTGATCAGCTGGTGCTTTATTAGGATCAGTTTTTACAACGTACTCCCTTCCATCTGTTTGATCTACTTTTGGTGTAGAAAAATTAATTTTTAGATTTTCATCGCCATAACCAAGATCATTTGCAACCATCTTGGTGACTTCTTTCATCATATCTTCAGTTGGGTTAAAGGTTAGCATTTCAGCGTAATCACCAAAGTGCGCTCTACCCTCTTTTTGAGCTTCAGCAGTTAACCATGATATGTATCCCTTAACATCTCCTTTTGCAGTTGCATCTTTTGAGAGTAACGCTGATGCATCTTTAATAGACATAATGCCTTTTTCAACTAGATCAGCTTGATTGTTATGCCCCATTTTTCGTAGATATTTAACAGTTTCGTTTCTTTGTTGGACTGTGCCTTGTTGTTTGATTGTTTCTCTAAAAGAAGCCGCAAGACTTTCGTCAGGATCAAGACGCATAGAGTTGAAGCCAAGACCAAGCCTTGCTACTTGCTCTCTGCTCATGCCATCAAACAATTGATTGCTAAAATTACTAACTACACCACCAAAACCTTGATTGCTGTTATTAGCCATTTGTGTTGACTGATCATCAGGTCTTTGATTACCTAGCAAACCACCACCTGAGAAAGCGTTTCCTAATATTCCTCCTATTAGTAGTTTAGATAATCCTGCCATTAGTTACCTCCAGTATATCCACTAGCACCTAATGACAGATAATCAAACAATCCCGGTGTTTTTGTTCTTGTTTGTACTGTAGTGCTTTCACCTTGTGGTGTATTGCCTAGTGCATTGTTAAGATATGGCAACCCTGCTGCTGGGAAGCCTGTATATGTGTCAAATTTGTTTCTAGCGTTATCCATAATCATTTGCTGTAATGCTTGTTGCATTGCACCTTGTTGAGCAAGATTTTGATTTACTTGTTGCCCCATACCAAAGCCAAGATTTGAAATGTTAGCTAGTTGGTTTGCTGCTCCTAATCTTTGATTTTGTGCTTGTAAACCTGCGCTCTGATTAGCTAATGATGCTTGTAATCTGTTAGATATATCTTGTAAACCTGAAGATTGATTAGCTAACTGACCTTGCATATTGTTTTGTATGTCTTGCAAGGCTGCGTTTTGTGCGTTTGCATAGTTAGATTGTCTAAGGCCTGCTGATGATCTTGCAAGTTGTTCGAGTGATCCTCTACCTAATTCAGCGCCTTGTATTCCATGCCTTGATCCACCAAAAGACTTAGCTTTTTGCGCTTGTGCTGATAATTCATTTAGACCTATTTGCGCTCCTCTTAAAATGTCAGCTTCGTTTTGCTTGATTACTGCATCTGTATATGGATTCATGTATGGATCAAGATTCGTACTTGCAAGTGTTTGAGGTGTTACTCTTGCACTATCACCAACAACACTTACTTGTTGTGGTGTGTAACCCATGCCCATAGCACTACCCATACCAGCGCCTTGTATACCTTGCGCTGCTAGTTGATTAATGTTTGGTGGTGCTGTTTGTCCACCGGGTAATGGTGATCCTGCCATTTTATTATCTCCTATTTGTATCTGTCCGAAAATCTAGTAGGATATGTTGCTCCTACTGTATAAGTGTCTGAGCTTTGTGGATTAGCTTTTTTTCTCACATCACTCATAGTGGCACCAAAAATTGTTTGACCTAATGCTGGTTCACCTTTATCTACCATTTTTACTGGTGTAACCACATCGAGAACATCTGTTGTTTCTGGAAATTTTGGTGTCAATATATCTAGCCATTTTGCTCTACCTTCATTATATTCAGCTTCGGTCAGGGGGGCTGATTCCCCCGTCACTTTCCCATACCATATCCTAATGGATTACTACCTTTTCCAGTCACTATTCCACGCATACCTGCTTCAATGTCTGCTGTATCATCCATTGTAGGTGTTCTAGATGGTGGTTGTAAATTAAAATTTGGTGTAGTAAGAGGTGCTGAAGGTAAATTACCAAAAGCATCTAAATTAGGTGGGTTATAGCTTACAGTCATTTCAGGTGCTACACTATTAACTACATTGCCATCTCTATCTCTTAATACTAAATCAGGTGTGTTTATTGGTGCATTTCCACTAGGTCTACTTGTTCTAAAGTTTACATTTCCTGATGGTCTACCACCACTATTAGCTCTTGATTGATTAAGTTTTTGCATAGCTGGTGCGCCAAATAACGCTTCATATTGTGCTACTGCATCAGGCTGTGCCTTACGTGTTTCAGCCAATGCTTGATCATACAATGGCATTGATGAGTAACCTTTAAAACCACCTGCAAACTCTGTTGGTGTAGGCATCTGACTTTCAGCAGTCATTGTGCTATCAGGAGCTAATAGACCAAACGCTTTTGCTGTATCTAAATTATTATTCATTGCAAGATTTTGTACATCGTTAAATGCTGCGATCTCAGCACCACGATATGGCATATACTCTATGCGTTGTACATCTTCTGCTCGTTGCAAGTTTCTGATTGCTGGTTGTTTCAGCCAATCAGGAATCGTTGTTTCTTCTGTTGTTGTTTCCTTGCCACCTTTTCCACCACCACTACTCATGTCAAAACTCCTTTAATAATGTTGTGAATTGTTCTTTCCAACCTTTAGAAGCTAAAACCTTTTTCCAACCTCTGCGACCTGTTACGGTCATACCATCACAACCTTGCTGTTTACCCCATGCCATTGCATCATCATGCATGTCAGTAATTTGTTCTATTCCTTGCCCTTGATCTCCTCCTGCTAGAAAGACGTGAAGGACTTTCTTATTAGGATACACTACTATTTCAGTTACTGCACAACCGTTTGCACCTAACCACAGTTGAAAATCACCTTTTATTATCCCATCAACTACATCTTTAAACTCATGAGTATTACCTCCTTTGTTCAAAGCTGATTGTATCCAATCTCTACATCTCATTAATTCTTCTTCTAATGTCATGGATCAAATTTTAGTTTTACCCAAGCACCGTTCTTACTTACTACAACAGCGTTTTGCGCTTCATCCCACATAATTATGCCATCTTGTGTAGCTTTGCTGTCAGAGTTGTAAAACTGTAGCTTGTTTCTTGTTGTTGTTAAAAAACTATTTAATCTTTCACCCCACGGTTTCCAATCTGATCCTAAAGGTGGTGGCGGAGTCTGTGTACTCATCGTCTACCTCCTGCACTTGCTTCTATTCTCATAACTCCTGATCTCCAGTTGTCGTTACCTGTACCTTGTACTTTTATTCGCACTTGTCTACCCTGAAAGCGCACATCTGTAGGATTAGTAAGCGTAAATGCACCATGTGTGGACTCAGTATCATTCGGATAAAAACGTGTCTTAAATGTCACTTCTACTTGTCCTTGTGTTTTTTCGTCAGGTATAAGCTGAGTTACTTTCATAATGCTGTCACCGTTACCAATACTAATTGATCCTGACTCTGCGTATGGTTTTGTAGAGCCATGCGTGTAACCTGTTTCTTGATTATACAAATTACCACTAGCATCTGCCCATATTGGGTTAGTAAACACTCCTGAATCTACACCTGCTGTACGATCTAACTCTCCAGTTGACCAATGCCCCTCTTTATAATCAAGTGCAACGTATCTATCGTTCTCGTTTGACGTTCCTGAAGGGTAAAACCACCATATTTCGCTGTGTTGAGAGTTATGAACAGCGTAAACCTTGCTTATTTGTGACTGATTTAGGTCATCAAACACATAATCTGACACTTCACAGTTAATTTCTTTAGCAACTGAGCCATCAAACGTGAAGAAACCACGTTTACCCATCCAAAATGCACCTTCATCGATTGCTACAGCGCCTTTACGTGATGATAATCCACAAGCTGTGCCTACTCTTTCAAAGCCATAGACAAATGGTGCGCCTGAGTATGTTGCTACGTGTGCGTCATTGTCAGTAAGTATTAAAGTTCTACCTCTCATACGCAAACCACTCATAATTTGACCAGTTGTCTGTAATTCAAAATCACCCGCTTGGTTTGTAGCTGACGCAGTCCATGATGTGTTGTTCTCTTGATCACACCATGCCACTTTACGAGGGTTACCACCTGCGCCAAGTGCAAATACAAACCTTTCTTCAGTAACTACTATCCCTTTATTGCTTACTGGTGCGTTGCTAACTTGAGCCGCAACTACACCTGTGTTCAATTGCCATTCGTATATCTTGCCATCTTTTGACGAACAAGCTAATAAGTATTCACCCCAAGTATCTAACGACCAAGTTGTTGCTTCTGCATATACACCTGACGATGTTGGTGCTGATCCATAGTTATCATGTCCATAGAAACCACCACCATAACCAAGATTTAATGATCCGTTTAGGTTTCCTGATGTTAGTCCTGAAGGTGTTATGTCGTAAACCGTGTGTGAGGGATTTACATAATACAGTTTGTTGTACGTTGCTCCTACAAGATATTCGTCACTAGAATTATCAAGAAACGAAAGCATTGCTCTAGGTGCTGATGCAAATGCACTAGCTTTTCTACTTGTCCATCCACCAACAGGTCGCATTGATCCATCATGCCATCTAACTAAACTTGCATCTCGCCATCTGTTAGACGCTTGAAAATCTGTACCGTTTCGGTATTGCCCCGGTGGTATGTCTAATGGTATTAATGCCATAATATTAAGCCGCTATTTGTGTCCATGTTATAGATGTAGGTGGTATTACCTCCCACTTTTCTCTAGCTATTGTTGCTATACCTGATGTTGATGATACTATACCTGTGCTTTCTCGTACTCTTGTATTATTGCTAGTCTGTGTTGTTGTGCTTGTTGATGTCATTGTAGCAGCACCTACATACACAACTAAACCTGCAGACGTGGAGCTTGACGTGACTGTTGCTGTAGCAGTTGGTTGCTCTATACGTTCTGCACTAGCTGTTGTTCCACTTGTAACACTTGATGTAGCTGAAGCGAGATTTACTTTAGCACCTGTACAAGTCGTATCAACTGATGTAGCAGATATAATTGTTTGTAAATCTTCAGCATCGTAGTTGTTATAACCATACAAGCCACTACCATATGCAAACTTATCTGAGCTTTCTAAGAAGAATTTTTCAGCAGTTGCAGTTGCTGTAGATGTAGCAGTAATTTGTACAGGATCACTAAAGGTAGCAGTTGCGTTAGCAGTAGTTGCAGAATTTTGTGTTGACGTAGCACTACGCTCACCTATTCTTTGACCACTACACGTACTAGCACTTGTGGCTGTAATAGTGCCACCAGTATTTCCTAAGAAACCACCTAAAGCTACAATACTTGACGTTACAGTAGATGTTGCAGAGCCTAAACGTATACGCTCACAACTTCCTGTTACACTAGATGTTGCAGTAACTACTGTCTGTAGATCAGCATCACCCGCAAAAACATTTCTACCATATAAGCCTGAACCATATACGTATCTATCTGATTCTTCTAGTACAAACTGTTCAGCAGAACACGTTGCGCTTGAAGTAACAGTTATGGTTGCGTCAGCACCTATAGCAACAACGTAATTTACATTGGCTATACTTGATGTGGCTGTTAATGTTGCAGAAGCGTCTTTTACATCACCTACACTAGAGCCAAATGTTCGTAAGCCATAATACGATTCACCGTATTCAAAAGCCATCGAAACTTACTCTATTAGTTTAGCGTAATATCTAAGTCACCTGATGGAACACGAAATACATCACCAGTATCAATAGTTTTGCTCGATGATAACGTAGCATATGCCATTAAGTTACCTGATGTAGAAGCATCGTAAACACCAACGTGTGTTACTGTACCCCATGAACCTGTAGCTGTAGGAAATTCTACTGCCGCATTGTTCGATGTTGTATTACCTGATGTAGTAAATGCAACTGATTGTCTAGCATATGCAGAGCCTGATAACTCCGTTACTGAACCAGCTTCACCATCAGCTACTGCTGTAAATAACGCTAGGTAATGTGTACCTGGAGCTGTGTAAGCAGCACCTGCAAATACGTGGTCTAATATTTCTGTTTCTAAAAAGTTTGTAAAACTCATACTAATCCCCTCACTTTCATAGTTAACCCTGATCCACTATAACGAGCAGATTCAGAGGATTCATTTAATCTAGCAACTGCTGCGCTATACATCTGCGCCCAAACTGCTACCCTTTGATCTTCTGCTAGGTACGGTGCTGAGTGTATTAACGCTCCATAGAGGTATACATCAGGCGCTTCTAGTAAAAGCCAGTTGTCTGCGTTACTACTAAGAGAAGGTATCTTCTGATAGTAAAGTAACTCAAAGTCTGTGTCTACTGATGGTGTTGGATACAATTGAAACTGCCCATCAGCGTGTGTGTACATTCTTGGTGTACCTGTTGCATCTTCATTAGCTGCACGTTTGTCAGCCATAGCATCTCTAGAAACTAAGTTAACAACTGTAGTTCCTGTGCCTGTTAAATGCAACCTTATAGTTTCAATCCAATCAGGAGGTACTTGCATATACTCGTCACCACTTGATTGTTGTCCACTTGATCTTGCTTCCATCTTCCAATGTCTAACATCTCTGTTTATCTGAGCTTCTGCTAATGCAATGAAGTCAGGTATGACTGACGTGAGATCATCTCTGTTTAAAAAGTCTGCAATACTTGTCTTTAGTGCTGTGTATGTATTTAATGCCATTAGTTAAATCCTAAATTGCTTAAATTTTTTGTAGGCGTATTTTCTCCAGTATACATTAAACCTTCATCTTGAATACCATAGCTTGTAGCCATTGCAGGGTTGTCGACAATTTGTTGCATAAAACTAATTTTACCTTCATCGTCAGACATTTGAAAGAGTTGTATTACCCTTTCTTGTTCCCTTTTATTGTCCATACTACCTAATATACTATAAAACTGTTGTGTTAATGAGTCAACATCTACAGGTACAACTGGCTCACCATATGCATCTGTTTCAAATTCTTTTTTGTTTACAAAGCCTTTGTTTGGATTTTGTTTCAGTCTAACGAATTCCTCAAATTCATCTTTCTTGCCACCTTTGTTTTTTGACATCAAATCGAGAATTCCTGATCCTGTGTCACCAATACCTAATACTTGATTTAATAGTCCTTCCATCATTGTAATAATCCTTCTTCTTCATTCAACATATTCATGGGTAGTGCTAAAGCAATAAAATTTAATTCAGGAAATTTTTTGTACAATGCTACACGCTCAGCTTCTGTTCCATACGACAATATCTTTTTTATTCCCTTATCTTTTAACAATTTAATAATAGTAGGTTTTGTATCTTCTGGAATTATAGCTCCTTTAAATTCAGCTATGTCTACTATTCGGTTAGGTTTAGCTTCAAAGTATTCAGTTGCTACTGGGCGATTTATAAGTTCTGCTTTTATAGGATCAATAGGTATTTTTGGATCGTTAGAAATTTTCAAACTTAATATTAATTCTTCAGCTTTTTTGGCTTGTTCAGGAGTATATCGCATTTGAATAACATCTTCTACTGACAACTTTCCATCACGCAACACATCGTTGATAAGTGCATCTCTACGTTCATCCATAATAGATGGCAATCTTTTTCCATCTGCATTTCCTAAAGCAGATAATTGTTCTTGCACATTCTCGTATGATATTTCAAATAGTTCTCTTGCATCACCATCAGACATACCTCTAGAATCTTCTAATAAACCTCTATTTTTTTTAATTTCATCTAAGTTTTTGAAAGGAGTTGAAGCTAAAGCAATAGTTTGATTTAATGAGTCATAACCTTCTGAACCTGGTTTGTATCCTTTTCTTCTACGCATAACTTTTAACGCATTTTCAGCCGAATACTCTACTTCAGGGCGTCTGTTACCTATTGTAGTAAATTCTCCTAAAGGATTTGTCATAGTACGTCTTGTTTCTCCTAATAAACCTTCTCTTGGTATATCATCTGACGATAATTGAGTCATTCTTGGTTTGCCTTGTGCTATTAATTCATTGTCTATTTCATACATAGCTTGTCTGTAAGTAGGATATTTATACGGATCAAATCCTAATTCAATAGCTTGTTCTACCATACGCATTTGATTTTCAAGAATACCTGTAGATTTTTGTTTTAATATTCCGTGTACCTTTCCTTCTAACAATTCACCTTTGTTAAATTTACTGTTTTGAGGACTCATAGCTTCAGGATCAGGTATTGGTTTTACATTTGCATAAAATCTTAATATATCTGCATCTATATTTTTAAACGCTTCGTCTAAGTTTGTATATTTTAATTGATCGTGTGGCGCTCTACCTGAATACATATCAACTGGATATACTTGTGTTCTTGCACTAGGTTTAACTAAATCAGAAGAACCTAACAATGATATTTCTCCAAACCCTTTTATCGGATTATCTACTTTTGATATGGCAATTGAAGGCATAGGAATACCTGATGCACCTAAATGTTTTTGTAATGCTTCTGTATTTAAATTATGTTGCACTATCATTGGATCACTTACATCTTTAATTGACAATCCAACAGGAGTTGAACCAATTTTTCTAATTTCATCCATTAAGCCATTTGTTTCAGCTTCTGCGAGTGCCTTTTTGATTGTGGGTGTACTTGCTTTTTTTATTTGATTTACGATTGCTCCTACACCTGTTGCAGTTAAAACCGTATCAAATGGGTGGTTTTGTACAGTTTTCTTCACAGCATCTAATGAACCAAGATTTTCTTGCATATCTTTATACGCATCAGAAGCCATTTCTGAAGTGCGTTCACTTGTAATAAGATTGTCAGGAGCTGTTTTTTTTAATCCTTCATTGATAAATTCAGGTGTTATTTTACCAATAGCACCTGCACTTAATTCTAAAGCGCTTCTTAGAGCTAGGCTTGGGTTATCTATTATTGTTTTTAGTTCTTCTACACCTTCTTTCATGTCAGGTATAAAGTTTCTAGCTAACAATCCATATCTTACATCATCACCTAGTTCAGCTTCTTCTTTATTAGTAACAATATCAAAAACTCCACCAACTAGGCTTTCTTTGTTATCCCACATATTAGCCAGTAAGCCTTTCATACTACTCCTTGTAGATTTCTTCTAATTGGTTTATCCCATGAATCATTGTATGGTTGATAGCCTAATGCTAAGTAACGAAAGCTATCGCTGCCATGTGATGCCCAATTATGATCAGGTCGCATCCTCCATGTTGCTCCTGTATCATCCCATTTCTTGCTATAGTTTAACAAACAATCTATACCACGTTCACACTTTTCCTCATCAAAGTAGCATTTATCTAACATTTCTCTAACCTTTTGTATGCCATCTTCAATTAACAACTGTGGTGCGATCTCTGTTTTATCAGAATGAATACCTAATCCTTCAAGCGTTTCTAGTCTACTTCTACCAGTTCCAAGCTCTCTTACTTTAATGTCATGTGGGAATATGTATTGCTCGTACACATAACCTTTGTCTTGCAAGACTTTTACATAATGCTCTAACCCTTCTCCTGATGCTTCATAGTAATCTATTAGGTGTACTTCTGTTCCTATAAACTGTGCGAACCATATTGCTGTGCTATCACCAACACCTAAATCAAAGCTAACAACAACACCTTTGCCACGATCATAAGCTACTTTTGTTATACGATTTTCATCTCTTGCTCTACGCATTTCGGACTTATAATAACTTCCCTCCTGAAAAATTTGGAACGCTCCGAGCCAAATGTGTTCATATTGGTCAGGTCTTTTTTCTTTATCTTCTAATCTAGTTTGCTCCAAGACGTCCGGGAACCAGGGATTATCGGTGTAGTTCAGTTGCACCAACTTAGCATCACTAGGAGGATTCTCTCTGAAGCGTTCATGTGTTGCGCTGTACTTTGACTCAGGGTTGTACGTAATCCACACTTCACTATCTACTTCACGTACTGATGGTATTAACAAGTTCCACGCTTTTGCACTCACCTGTTCTGCTTCATCAACCCACGCTAACAATATTCTAGCTTTTGATTTAATTGACTCTAGTGATCTACGTAGTCCTGCAAATGTATAAGTTATGTTACCATCACGTGATCTTATGAATTTGTCACCAACTTCGTAATATTCAGCTAACCACGGTACTGATGCAATAGCTGACTTGATCTCCTCAAGTGAAGAATCGTTCAGAGAGTTCATAAACTCACGACCACATAGTATTTGACCTTTAATTGGTGGTACTGAGTTGCCCCATTGATAACCTTTGATTGCTGTCATCAGCGCAAACGAGCGTGTTTTTCCACTGCCGCGCCCGCCATAAGCTATACGATACCTTGCTTGACCTTCAAAGATTGGTACGAGCTTCGGTGGTAGTTCTATCTCTGCCTTCACTTCTTAGCTACTAACTCAATAGTAGTTGGCATAGCTTCACCCTTAGTAGTGATGTCTTGATCCATCTTGTCATGGTATCCATGCTTACCTAAAACTAACTTAGTAATAGCTGAATTAAAGGTGTTATTGAGTCCGTTCTGAATGAGCCAAAAGTTCTGAGCTTGTAGTAACTTTCCTAATATGTCGGAAAACTCCTTCTTTTCATCCTTTGCCCAATCGTATAAAGTATCTCTGTGAAGGTCTAAAACCATAGCCAAACCCTCAATGCTTGGGATCATATGTCCATGCACTTGATAGTCTTTTATATACTCGTAGGCTTGAGCTTCTAACTCCTTGCTCCACTTAGTAGGTCTAGCCATTATGCACTCCTAGTTTTTTTAGCCTTATTTCTTTTACTAATTGCTTTACCTTTTGCAACTGCATCAGCTTTACTTGAAGCACCCCATGCTCTTAAACTTAACAAGAGTGGAGTTGGCTTACCATCTTTATATTCAGCACCTTTCATTTTTCCCATGCGTTGCAAGAAAGCTGCCCTTCTAGGATTATCTCCTTTCTTTACTGGCGCTCCCATTAGATACCTCTATCTTTTGCAGTTAATGCTGCACGTTTAAAATTCATAGCGCTTGGTCTTTTTTTGTTACCTTTTCTACGCATTGTTTCACCACTACCTCGTGCTATTCTTCTACGTTTAGCATGGATATTGTCGTATAAACCTTTTTTCTTTTTCATGTCATCTCTCATTAGTTAGGACACTCTTTCCACAACGGAAACCACAAATGGTTGGAAGCACTAAATGTAGCATCTATTAATGTATAAATGTCCTAGCTAATTAAATCTCTCCAATCATCAGGAAGTTGTAACTTAATTCCAAGATCAGTTTCAGCAAAGACAATCACATCATCTATGTACTCACCCATTTCTTTAGTATTTAGTTCTGTCGTTGATTTTAAGACAGTTCTTTCTTTATTGCAAACAATCTCAGTTGATCTAGTCAGATATTCTTCTCTGCAATGATCATGTATAGCATCTTTACTGTTGAATGTTTCCTTGCGTATCTGCTCAATAATCATCCAATACAATCTATTCTGAGCTTGGCTTCTAGTCATTTTGTTTGGCTTAATAGTTATCACAGCTTCTTCTGAATCGCTTTGTTTAAAAAAACTGCGTGTCATGTTCTCCACAATATCTGCTTTA